TATTGAATCTCAATTTGAAAGAGAATGGGAAGGTTCGACATTTGTTTTATATGATGAAGATGATAATTGGGTTTATGATAATGAACATTATGAGTCTGATAGAAAAAAGGGGTGGATGGCATGAGTGTGGCTTTTCAACCGGGAGGATTAATTGGCGCACCGGCCTTTATTGGCAATAATGGTGGTATTGGTGATAGACATTCCGGCCCTGTTACAGAATATACGTATGCTTCAGTTAAGCCTAAAAAACAATTAAAGGAAATTCGTAAAATACTTCTTCCTGAAAAGAAAAAATTCTTAGGAATTAAGTATGGATTCAAATATAATTTACATCATCGTTGTGTTATTTGTGGGGCATTTCATCAATGGGATGTATCAGATGATTTAAGGCCACCAATTCCATTATCAGGGGTAAATAAAGGCCGACCCCTACAAGGTACATATTGCCCTAAACACGCTGGATTTTATAAACAAATGGAAATGTTAGAGCAACAGATTTTAGCAGATGAACATGGTCTAGAATTTAGAAATTATATTCCAAAGCCTAAAATGCCGAGGCTCATTAATACAGGACCAATTAGAGATTTAAGTCCTCAAGATATTACTAGTTTAGTATCAGCAGGTTGGGTAATTGAACCACCTAAAGGTATGAAAGAAACCCCACATATGCAATATACTAGAATTATGTTAGAAGTGCAAGGAAAGATGGCACAAATGCAAAAAATAATTCCTTTATTGGAGAGTGAAGAGTAATGGTAAGAAGTAGTACATTAAATAACGCGTTAGCAACAAACCAAAATCAAACATTTAAGGCAGTAAATAACTTACTGACTTTACAAGAAAACCATGTTGAAGAGTTCTTTCAATATCATGGTGAAGATTTTATGGTTGCAATTGAAAAATTATTAGAAGATGTTGTTCAAAGAGTAGTTAGTCAAATGTTAGGTGATTTAGAATTTTCACTAGATACAAATACAGGTCATATTAAACTAATTGATAAATGTCTAAGTGAGTATCAAAGAATTACTCAAGAGAATATTGACTTAGATATTGCAACTATTCTATCTACGGCAGTAAATTCTGAAGTCATTATGCAAAGAAAAATGGCTAAACAACAATATCTGGAATCGCAAGGATTTTCGCCCTCTACAACGGGCCAAAATACGCAACCAACTGTAAATGCAGGGGTCGGCATGGGTGCGGCTCAAGGAGGCTACGGAGGGGCCGCTATGGGCATAAATCAGGGTATGCAAAGCGGCTATCCAATCCCGCCTAACGGATATGACCAAATGAATAACCCTTATTGGATTGACCCCCAAACAGGACAAATGACTTATTCTCCACCAAATAGCGGTTTAGGACTTGGCGGGAAATTAGTCAAGGCCGCTGCTTGGGCTAAATGGTTGGCTTAATCTAAAGAGGGGAGGAATATGAATGACCGACAGTTATTATTATTGGTTTGATAATACTGAAAAAGGCATTAAACCTCCTAAAGTTAGACCAATAACTAAAAAAGATGTTGAAGAAGTTATTGAGGAATACGTTGTCCATGTAAAGGATGACGCAGAACTCGATAAAGTTCCTAAACTGATTAAAAATATTGAAAAATACACTACTACTTGGGGCGGAAAATGGGATAAAGAAAAACAAGATAAGTTTCAAGAATGGGTTAAAGATGCTTATGATTCTTTAATGAAAAAAGAACTAAGAGAGTTAGCAGATAAGCATTTACAGAATTGGGGAGATTTTTATGAAGGACTTCATTTATCTAAAGACAATACTACAATAGAAAATTTATTGTCAGGAAGCCCTAAAGTAAATATTAGAGAATTTGCTGGTTATCAATTTGCGCCCCCTGAATCGGATTTGGGGGAATCGCAGAGAGATTTATCCATGCAAAGAAAAAATATGAAATGGAAGGAATTTTTAAATGAAAAATTAATAAGTAATTTAGATGTATCTAATGATAAAAGTGGTAACACGTTAGTTAAATTCACAATAAATCATAGTGATGGAAAAGTACAAAAAGAAATTTTTAGACAGGCTTTTCCTAATGCACAAATTAATACTAAGAAAAATCCAGCATCTCATGGAAAATCTATTGCAGATTATTCTAATGTAATTCAGGCTGAATCAGTTGGTGGAAAAAGTTTACCTAAAGAATCTGATAAAGATAAGGCCACTGAAAGAAGAAATAAAAAAGTAAGAAAAGGTTTAGAAAGTATATTTACAATTAATACTGAAGAGGATAAAGATATTTGGAAGGATATTTTTATTTCTGATGTTAAACAAATTGAAGTTAAAAAACCTACAAAAATTACTGTTGATAAAGATAAAATATATGAATATGAATTAAAACCTGATAATGAACTAATGGAATTATTTAAACCTAAAAAGGAACAAAGATGGGAACTTGAAGATGAAGAAGGAGAAAAGATAGAATATCCACAACAAGTTGATTGGGAAGAATCTCAAGAAGATTTCCAACAAAGGGTTTCACAAAAATTAAGTAAAATTAAAAAATTACCTAAAAAGATTAAAGTTAAAAGGCTCAAAGGTTTAGATGATAAAGCAGATTATGTTACATTAGATGGTAAAAAACTCACTAGAACTGAAATGGAATACTATAAACCAATTAAATCACAAACTTCTACTGAAGAAGATAAAGAATATAAACCAAAAGAATATTCTAAAGATAAATTTAAAACTTATATTACTAATGCTGTAACTAAGTTATTGTCTAAAGATGTAGAACAAGAAGAACCAGCATATGTCGAAATAGACACAAAAGATATAGGTATATACATTACTGATGATACAATTGAGTTAGTATTTCCTATGGCTAAATCTTGGGCAGCAAATGATTTTAATCCAGAGTTTGTTCAACCAATTATTGGTGAAATTATAAATGCTTTGCCTGAAGTTTTAACTTCTAGAGAAAGAAAGATGAAAGAATTATCTGAAAAATTTGCTAATACTCAAGGTTCTGAATTAACTGAAGCCCAACTAAATCATTTAAAAACATATTTATTAGATGCTGATGCAAAATTAGAAGAACTTAAAGAATCAGAAATGAAGAAGCATTCCCTTTCCGTATCAGGAGATATGGCTAAAAAAGTAATAGGAAGTTTAACTCAAGATTTAGGCACTAGAAGAGAAATTTTAACTAAATTAGTTCAATCTAAACCTTTTTATGAATACCTTAAAAAAATTGGTTTAAACATGAACCCTTGGTATTTAAGTGATTATAAATTTGAACTACTATTTAATCCTACTGTTATATTAGAAAACATGGCTAAGCATAAAGTTTTAACTTTTGTTCCTGTTATTGAAGAAGTGCCTAAATTAATGATTAGTAGAAAGGCGTTAATTGCTACTCAAGGTAAAAAATCAGGATATGTTGTCCCTGAAATTTCTAAACCTGCAAAAGGTGGTCAACCCGCTACGGCTGCAATAGAATACACTCAAACAATGCCTCCTAATGATTTAACAGCAAATTGGGAAAAAAGACAGGCTGAGGCTAGAACTTTAAGTAAAGATGAAAGAAAGAAAGTTTTAGAAGAAATAGGAAGAGAAAAAAGAGATTGGAGAACCCAAAACATCAAAGGGTTCAATGAGGCTAAAGAATTTTGGGGAGAAAGAATTTTTGCAAGAACAAATAGGCTTAAAAAATTAATTAAATATCTAAGGGAGGGAACAGAATGACCAAATCATTTTCACCATCAGACTATACAGCGATTTCACCAAATTATGCAACAGGAAATGGATATTATACTAATGTGGATTTAGTTACAGATTTATTACAAATACCATCTATTACAGGAAGTACTAATCCTGATGAAGCGATGATTGGTCAATATATTAAAAGAGTAGAAGACTATATTGATACCAGAATAGGTTCATCATATCGTGCTATCACATATAGAGATGAATACCATGATTTTGAATTTAAAGGAGGAATGGGGCCGAGATATTGGAGTGATTATGTCGGTTTTTGTCAATTACAACAGCCTTATATTCAAAAGATTTTAAGATTAGAAGTTTGGAAAGGAAATACTTGGGATGATTTGGCATCTGCTACTGCTAAAGTTACTGTTGCTTCATCAAATACAGGGGTTACTAGTACAATTGTACTAACTTTACCTAATAGTTCAACAATAACATTAAATAGTGGAACAAATACTAATACATTTAACAATACAATGGGGCCAAAAACTACTGCTCAAGAAATTGCTTATCTAATTAATGAAACATTCCCCACAAATACATCATCAATGACAGGCGCAACTTCAGCAAAGTCTGATGCTGAAAACCCTTCAAAATACTTTTATGCAACAGTAGATAGTGAAGATGAAAATGTTGTTGTTATTTCTTCTAAATTACCAAGTGATGATGGTTCTGCCTGTTCTATTGCAGTAACAGGAACAGGGCTTACTAAAACAGATTTTACTGATGAAGAAGATATGCAAAGATTAGGTTCATATTGGAAAATTGATAGAGAGGGTAGATTATTCTTTAGAACTAATTTTCCATATCATCATCGTAATTCAATAAGAGTAACATATATTGCGGGTAATCATAGAGTTCCGGGAATTATTTCAGATGCAGCGACAAAACTCGTTGCTTGTGAAATCCTAAGACACGATGACCAAACAGTGTTTATTGCAGAAACAGGTTCTCAAATTGATATTAAAGGTAAGTATGATTTGCTTAAAAAAGAAGCAGAAGATTTGCTAAATCTTAGTAGAGAAACAGTATATTTCATTGCGTGATATTATGTCTATTAAAAAAACAACTGATTTACATAAAAAACAAATGAAAGAAACTGAACATTTAATTAATAATAGAGATGCTAGAATAGATGAACTTTACAACCTAGCATTAGAAAGAGAAGAAATTTTAGCAGATGCAGGATTTAAAGCAGTTATTACAAATAAACAAGATATTGAAGATGAAGCATTAGCAGAATATGATAGAGAATTAATTGAGAAGGCTAGAAAAGATAAAGAGGATATTGAAAAACTTGTTGCTAAAGAAATTGACGATTTGATGAAAAAGACAATGGGGCGATAAAATGGATGAAACAACTTGGTTAGTTGCATTATTGAATCCTGATGCTGTTTCAGCAACAATTAATCCTGCTGAAATTTCAACAGGTGTCGATAATGATTGGAATGGTTCTGCTACTGCGTTATTTGGAGGTGATGCTTCAACAAAAGCACCTGCCCCAACAATTGTTGATATTAGAAATATGCAAAAGAATAAAGCAGCAAGATATGATTTATCTAGTAATGATTTAATTGTTGTATATGAAACGGGTGAATCATCAGAATACCCTACTATTAATTGGGATATTAGAAATGAAAAATATACTATGACTATGAACATAAGAACCCTTCAAGATGAAAGAGGGGCTTCAGACCAAAATTTTGCCCGTAACAGATTGGATAACCTCTATAAGGTGATGCGTCATAGGATAGAACAGAACCGCCGAGGTGTAACTATTACGATAGGAAGTGATTCTTACAAAATAGACCAATTACATTTAGGTTCGAGAACAGAAAGTAATGATAGAAATAAACGGCTATTTGGCTACAAAGTAACTGTGGAATTACGGCGTTTTGCAGTTGCGCTACCTTAGTAAGTATGTAAAAAAAAGGTGACAAAATATGGCAGGAAACGCAAATATATTTTTAGGAAGCGGTGCAAGTTTAACACTTGTACCTGAATTAGACATATATTTCCCGATTCATTCAGGTTCGGGAACAGGTCTATCAACAGCAACAGGAATTAAAGCAGATACAGCATATACCAATGTATATCATTGGGTTCCAAAAATGTATGTTGGCTGCACCGTAGATATTTACAATACCGGCGGAACTTTACTTTCAACTCATCTTATTACAGATAATACTGAACATACTTTAGTATTAGGCACAGCAGCAGCAACATTTGCTTCTGGCAATTATGGTATAATTAGAGGATATGGCGCACCATGTCCGGGCGCAAGAAATTCATTAACTGCTAGATTAAATGCAGATAATTGGTTAGGTATTCTTGAATCTGCAACATTCCCTCAAGTAGAACAAGAAATGAAACAATTAAATTTACAACTTGGTGGTACAAGAAGTATTACTCATCAATATAGAGGAATTAGAACTGCTTCTGGAGGTAATCTTGGTTTTATTATGCATACAGGTGCTATGCTTTATTACGCATTAGGAAAATGTACCCAAGTTAAGGCTAATTTAAGTGCGGCAACAATTGGTGGTTCTGGTTATTCAGCCGCTTCTGCTGGTAAAGTTTACATTAACACTAATGCTAATGGTTCACCGTCAGCAACAGGAACAGGGGCTTTAACAACAATTACTAACTTTTCAGAAACAGGTCCAATTTTCTATAAAACTGATTATAATGGAACAAATCTTACTCCAAATGTAAATCTACGTATAGATGCAGTAAATGATTTACAATTAGTTGATAGAACAACGGTTGATGCGTCTACTTTACTTGTAGTGGACCCAATTGAATATACATTTAATGAACAAAATACTTCTGAATTACCGTCTTTCTCTCTTGAGCAATCAATTGCAAAAGACCCTGCAACATTAACAACAGATTCAACAGGAAAAACTAATGCTGAATCACAAAACTTTGTTAGAGTAGCAAGAGGTAATAGAATTAATACTTTAACCATTACTGCGTCTGAAGGCGAAGAAATGAAAATGACGGCTGATTTGAACACAAGAGCAGTAGAAAGTATTAGAAATTTAGGTGCTGCGACAAATTATGAAAGTCGCGCTGGTGTTGAAGATAATACTCAATTATTTAATTGGGACCAAAATGGCGGAACAACAATGTTTTCTCCTTTCTTCTTCTCAGCAGGAACCTTTACTATTCTTGGTGAACAATTTATGAAGATGAATAGTATGACATTAACTATTAATAACAATTTAATTGATAAAAGATATATGGGAGGACACCGAGATATGAAAGAAGGTCTTGCAGGACAAAGAACTTATGAATTATCATTTACTGCGGTTGTTACTGATGATGCTCTTTTCCAAGAAATCTTTAATGAAGCAGAAAATACTGGAACTACAACAGGAACAGGTTTAATTCAATTAGCCTTTACTAAAGATAATGGTGAAAGTGTAACTATTAAACTTAAAGATTATTTCATTGATACTGCAAATTGGACAATTCCCGACGATAAAGGTCCGGTTACTGTTGAAGCAACAGTTAAACCAAGAAATCTTCTTACTGACGGTTGTGTTGTTAATACCTCATATATTCTTCAGGGGTGATTTAATTGGCCACTAAAGAAGAGAAAGCAAAACAAATTCAAGAAAAAAATGCAGCATTAGCGGCTAAAAAGAAGAAAGTTAAAAAACCTACTCCTAAAGTAGAAACAACAACAGAAGAAACACAAGAGGAGTAATTTCAATTTCCACCATGTATGTATGTAAATGGTCGGTGGATGTGAGAAAATGTTTGAAGAAAAGAAAGTAGTAACTGATAAAAATAGCCTGTTTGTTGAAGATGAAAGCGTATTACATTATGTTAAAGTCGCACCAGACTCAGAAGAATATCTGAAAGTTTGGATTAAACAACCAACTTGGCTTCAAGTAGAAAAAGCCATGACTTCGGTATTAAATGTTGATGCCAAGAGTCAAACGATGGATTTGGATTTAAACGCCATGTATCGTTTTATGGTAGAAAACTTTATTGATAAAACTGAGCCTAGTCTTGGTGCTATTGATATTTTACGACTCAAGCCCTATGTGGGCAATCAATTGAAAGAAATTCTCCCGAATCCTTTTTCGGATGGTGATGAGAAAACAAAAAAAGAGAAATTAAACGAGCAATTACCGGAGGAACCCGCAACCCTCGGTTAATTTCCCAATTCACGGTTTATACATTAGCACAGGCTTTTAATATCAGCCCGCTAGAAGTGTATAAAATGCCGATGGATATGGTTAAAGACTTTTTATTAATCCATTTAGAAGTTGAAGAATTTAAGTCTAAAGAATTAGAAAAAAATATGCCAAAAAAGAAGTGATTTAAATGGCTACATTTATGGGGCAACTTCAAGCAGATATTCTTGATACCCATAAAGCGTTAAGTGATTTAAACGAATCAATGGCTATTGCTTTACAAGATTCTTCTAAATGGACTATTGCTAGTCGTTTCTTATCTGGAACAGGTCTTTGGGCCGTTCAGAATAAAATTCGTGGAATTGTCAGTGTAATTGCTGAATATCAAAAAGGAACTACACAATTAATGGAGAAGCAGAAAAAGAATGCTGAATTAATGGATAAATTAGCAGATAGAACTGAACATTTAACTAATGCTAGAAATGCGTTAGGTGACGCAACTAATGATGCAATTGATATACAACAGCAATACTTAGATAATCAGAATGCTTTAACATTGGCAGAAGAAGCATTAGATAGGGCAAGAAGGAATAATGATGATACCGCAGATTTAAGAGCGCAAGTAAATTTACAAAGAGAATTAGTTAAAGAACATGAGGAACATTATAGACTTGCTACAAAGGCTTCTGAAGAAATTGATAGAATGAGAGAGTATTATGCAGGTATTGAGATACCAAATTTTGATATTGATGATATTAGAATGGGTGGTTCAGCAGTAAATACAAATATAATGACCGCTGATGAAGCAATTGGTGATGAAAAAATTGCAGAATTTTTAGATTATAGAATGAGAGTAATGCAAAAAATTGCTGATGAACAAGAAGAAGCATTAACAGGCGGAGATTTTGGGAAACAAATGCAAGCAAGAATGGAACAATTAGAAATGATTGAGTTTAATTTAAGTGAAGAGTTAGGGGAGATTAGTTCTGTATTTGGTGGAATTGGTGCAGTAGAAGGAGAAGGATTAGAACAAGATTATAGAGATGCTACAACCCTTGGAGAAAGAATAACTAATCAAATTATTGCAGGACTTGGTGGAGGAACTGATTTTTTGTTTGGTGGTGATGCCGCAGAAGATGTTTTTACGGCAAGATACCAAAAAAGAATATTAGCATATGAAAAAATGAAGTTAAAAATTCAAATGAAAATGCAAACTTATTGGTTAAAAATGAAAAAGATAGGTAAGTTTGTTAAAGATGGGGCGATGATTTTTGGCAAAGCATTACTTTATTTACCTATATTTGTTCTTGGTATATTTGTGATTGTTCAGGCTCTTAAGGAATTATGGCCAGGAATTCAAAAAGGTTTTGAAACCTTTATGGGAATGGCAGAAATAGGGTTTGGTATAGTTAAAGATGGTTTTATGAATATTTGGGATGGAATACAAACTATTTGGCAAGGCATTATGGATGGTAATATATTTGC